CCGTACCGGCTGGCAGCGGCGCGTACTATGAAGGCACCGGCGGCGACAAGCTGCCCGACGTTAAGTACAAAGGGTCGTGGGATGACGCAGCCGCAAAGAGCGTCAAAGGCTACCCGACTGAGTTCTTGTACACCATCTTTACCAACACCGACGTCAACAAGCAGAAAGAAGCGCTGCCCGGCAACAGCACCATATTTGACAGCTTGCTAAAGAACCAAGACAAATTTGGGTACTTTAAAGACCGCAAGTTTGACCGCGCTACGCTGGCTAAGTTCTTGGAATCGATGGGGCCGGAGTTCTTGCAAGAAGCCCAGCGCCCGGCGTCAAAGGAAAACGTGGCGGCGTTCTTGGATCGCGGCGAAAACCTGATGTGGAACGCTGACGACACGCCCGCACGACAGATGGCTAATAAAGCCAACGAGTCGCGCCAACGCTGGCTGCTGTCGCAGCCGCAAGGCGTGTACTTCGTCGGGTCTGACCACCTGCAAGACTTAAAACGACTGCAAGGTAGATAATACTTAGCCATGTTCAAATCAATCCCATTCACCCCGCGCAAAGTGGAAGCGACTGAGTCACGCCTCCAGGCAATCTATGACGCTGCCGCGCTTGGACTGAAAGGCGACTCGCTCGCCTTGGCCGCTGGCATGCTGCCCACCGAGTTTAGGCAGCTGTGCGAACTGGATCCTGCTGCGGACATGGCTGCGATGAAGGGCCGCGCTGACTCCGAGATTGAGGCCAGCGCCCATCTGAGAGAAGCAGCCCGGTCTGGCGACAGCAAGGCAGCGCTGGCTATCTTGCAGCACGTCCACGGCTGGACGGCACGGCAGGAAATCAGCGTGGACATCACGAACAAGATCAGCATCACGCAGGCGCTGCAGCAGGCGCAGGAACGCGTCATCGATGGGCGCACCATTGAAGGTCTGATAACTGAGCAGCAGCCCGAACGACTAACTACTAAAGTGACGCATGGCGCAACAGCCGATCTATGACGCCGAGGGCGAGCAGCTCCTGATGTCGCGCCTCTGGGCGCCGACTATCGCTGACGATCCCGAGGCATTCGTACTGTTCGCCTTCCCGTGGGGGCAGGCCAACACACCGCTGGCCAAGTTCAAAGGCCCGCGCACCTGGCAGCGCAAGATACTGCGCACCATCGCAACCCACATCCGAAACAACCGGGGCCAGATGGACATGGACGCCCTGCGCCAGGCAATTGCGTCTGGCCGAGGAATCGGTAAGTCCGCGCTCGTCTCATGGCTTGTCTTGTGGATGCTGACCACCCGCATCGGGTCTAGTGTCATCGTGTCAGCTAACAGTGAGGCGCAGCTCCGGTCGGTCACATGGGGTGAGCTGACTAAGTGGCAGGCGATGGTGATTAACAACCACTGGTGGGAGATCAGCGCAACGAAGCTGACCCCAGCCAAGTGGCTGACCGAGTTGGTCGAGCGGGACTTGAAGAAGGGTACGCGCTACTGGGCAGCGGAAGGTAAGCTCTGGTCGGAAGAGAACCCCGACAGCTACGCCGGTGTCCACAACCATGACGGCATGATGCTAATCTTCGACGAGGCAAGCGGTATCCCCGACGCCATCTGGTCGGTCGGTGCGGGCTTCTTCACGGAGCCCATCCTAGACCGGTACTGGTTTGCCTTCAGTAACCCCCGGCGTAATCAGGGCTACTTCTACGAGTGCTTTCACGCCAAGCGCAACTTCTGGCAGACAGAGAACATCGACTCGCGCACAGTCGAGGATACGGACAAGCAGATATATGAGCAGATCATTGCGGAGTATGGCGAGGATTCGCCGCAGGCTAGGGTTGAAGTCTACGGAGAGTTTCCATCAGCTGGCGAAGATCAGTTTATTGGTGCGAGTGCTTTCGACGACGCCGCCAGTCGGCCAAAATACAAGGATGAGACGGCGCCAATTGTTATCGGCGTTGACCCAGCTCGAGGCGGCGCGGACGCGACCGTCATCGTCGTCCGACAAGGACGGGATCTGATTGCAATCAAGCGCTACCACGGCGAGGACACCATGACGACCGTCGGTCGGGTGATCGATGCGATCGAGGAGTACCGGCCTGCGCTGACCGTGATCGACGAGGGCGGTCTGGGCTACGGGATACTTGACAGACTTAAAGAACAGCGATACAAGGTGCGGGGGGTGAACTTCGGTTGGAAGTCAAGCAAACCGGTCATGTACGGCAACAAGCGAGCCGAGATGTGGGGTGCGATGAAGGACTGGCTCAGAACGGCCAGCATCCCCAACGACAGGCAGCTCAAAGCCGACCTGACAGGCCCCATGAAGAAGCCCGACTCGTCGGGTACGATCTACTTGGAAGGCAAGAAAGAAATGAAGTCTCGCGGGCTGGCGTCACCGGACGCAGCCGACGCCCTAGCGGTGACGTTCGCGTTCCCGATGGCGAGCCGAGAGTCAAGTTTTGAGCGCGCCTCACGGCGCAATGATGGCTACACGCAGCGCCCAGTCGCTGCAACGGGATGGATGGGGGCGTGATGGCTAAGAAAGGCGTGTCACTGAGCGTTGGACGAGGCGAGAAGCTGCCGGTCAGCAAAGGCGCGGGTCTAACAGCCAAGGGGCGGGAAAAGTACAACCGCGAGACGGGCTCAAACTTGAAGGCGCCGGCACCGCACCCGAAGACAAAGGCGGATGAAGGACGTAAAAAATCCTTTTGCTCAAGAATGGGTGCCGTTGCAGCGAACGCGAAAGACGGTGAACGCGCCAAAGCGGCGCTTAAACGATGGAAGTGCTAAAAATGGCCACTAAACCAGGACTGTACGCTGCAATTCACGCAAAACAAGCACGCATTAAGGCCGGAAGCGGCGAAAAGATGCGTAGACCCGGCGCCCCCGGCGCACCAACGAACAAAGATTTCAAACAATCGGCTAAAACGGCGAAAAAGGGGAAGTAACATGCCACTGGTTAAGTCGAAATCGGAAAAAGCATTCCGAGAAAACGTCAAAGCCGAGGTAAAATCGGGCAAACCGGTCAAACAGGCCGTGGCAATTGCGTATGCAACCAAGCGCGCAGCGTCAAAACCCGCAAAAAAGATGAAATAAATGGAACTCTCGCCCGACGAACAAGCGGTCATCGACTATCACAGGTCGAACCTCTACCAAAACAAGGGGCTTCGCAACCCTGATGGGTCGGTGACGACGTTCAAAGGATCGGTAGTGGGCGCTGACGGCGGGCACATGATTTTGCCGACCTACTGGCACGGTCAAGTGCGAGATATTCCTCAAGCCATGCGTTTTGCCATAAAATCGGGCATCAAGTTTCCAGTTTACCCAACAGTTGATGAAGCATTGGCCGCTGAACAACGCCTGCACGGTATCATGGAGCAGGATTTGCGCGATTATCAAGCGCGCCCGAAACCGAAAATGAAATAAATGGACTATACCGGCATAAATAAGGCAGCAAAAGTCGCCGATATTGGCGGTAATCCGCCGCCCGACGACATCAGCACAGACAAGCAAGATGTGCTGTCGACCATGCGAAAACGCCTGCAAATGGCTATTTCGGCGCTGTCTGAAAGCCGGGAAGACGAGCTGGACGACCTCCGATTCTACGCTGGGTCACCCGACAACCACTGGCAGTGGCCAGCCGACGTGTTGTCAACCCGTGGTGCAGTGCAAGGTCAAACGATCAATGCACGCCCAACGTTGACGATCAACAAGCTGCCGCAACACGTAAGACAGGTCACCAATGACCAAAGACAAAACCGTCCGAGCGGCAAAGTTATACCCGCTGACGACAACGCCGACCCAGAAGTCGCCGAAATCTACAACGGCATGGTCAGGCACATCGAGTACATCTCTGACGCCGACGTCGCCTACGACACCGCCTGCGAGAACCAAGTCAGCTACGGCGAAGGTTACATCCGAATCCTGACGGAATACTGCGACGACGACACGTTCGATCAGGACATCAAGATCGCACGCATTCGCAACTCGTTCTCTGTCTACATGGATCCAACGATCCAAGACCCGTGCGGGGCGGATGCCAAGTGGTGCTTCGTCACCGAAGACCTGCAGCGTGCGGACTACGAGCGCATGTTTCCTAACGCCAGCCCTATCTCAACCCTGCAAGCGCAAGGCGTGGGCGACCAGTCGATCTCGGTCTGGATCAACCAGGACACTGTGAGGATTGCTGAGTATTACTACATCGAGTACGACAAGGCTACGCTGCACCTGTACCCCGGCAACGTGACGGCTTTCGAGGGTTCGCCCGAAGCCAAGCAGATGAAGCAGATGGGCATCAAGCCGATCCGCACCCGTGAGGTCAACGCCAAGCGCGTCAAGTGGTGCAAGACCAACGGCTACGAGATGCTTGAAGAGCAGGAGTGGGCAGGCAGGTTCATCCCCATCATTCGCGTTATCGGTAACGAGTTTGAGGTCGACGGTAAGTTGTATGTGTCGGGTCTAGTGCGTAACGCCAAGGACGCCCAGCGCATGTACAACTACTGGACGAGCCAAGAGGCTGAGATGTTGGCCTTGGCGCCCAAAGCGCCGTTCATTGGTTACGGTGGCCAGTTTGAAGGCTACGAGATGCAGTGGAAGACGGCCAACACGCAGAACTGGCCGTATCTGGAGGTCAATCCGGACGTGACTGACGGCTCCGGTGCTGTGCTGCCGCTGCCACAGCGTGCCGCCCCACCACTACCGCAGACGGGTCTGATTCAGGCCAAGATGGGCGCCTCAGACGACATCAAGTCAACCACTGGCCAATACGACACTAGTCTTGGAGCGACATCCAATGAGCGTTCGGGCAAGGCGATTATGGCGCGCGAGCGTCAGTCTGACACTGGCACTTATCATTACGTGGACAATCTGGCACGCGCTGTTAGGCACGTAACGCGCCAGCTAGTTGACCTGATCCCTAAGATTTACGACACCCAGCGTGTGGCTCGCATCATCGGTGTGGACGGCGAGACCGACATGGTCAAGCTAAACCCCATGCAGCCAGAACCTGTGCGTGAGATTCGGGATGTAAACAATCCTGACATCGTCATCGACAAGATATACAACCCCAACGTCGGTAAGTACGACGTGGTGGTCACCACCGGCCCGTCCTACTTGACCAAGCGTCAGGAAGCACTGGATGCGATGGGCATGATCCTGCAGTCCAACCCGCAGCTCTGGCAAGTCGCCGGCGACCTGTTCATCAAGAACATGGACTGGCCAGGCGCCCAAGAGATGGCGGCACGCTTTGCCAAGATCATCGATCCGAAGATTATGCAAGACAGCGACGAGTCGCCCGAAATGCAGCAAGCCAAGCAGCAGATGGAAGCGATGGCCCAAGAGCTGGATCAGCTGCATCAGATGCTGCAAAACGTCGACAAGTCGATCGAAGTGCAGGACTTGGAGCGCAAGAATTTCGAGGCCGAGATCAAGGCGTACCAAGCCGAGACGCAGCGTCTGTCAGCTGTCTCTGGCGCCATGAACCCGGAGCAGGTGCAAGAGGTCGTCATGCAAACGCTGCGCGACGTCATGACCGCCGGCGACTTGGTGATGGAAGGCGGCGGCTTGGATTTGCCAGGCGAGATGCCAATGGGTGGCCAGCCACCAATGGGCGGCGAAATGGGTGGAATGCCACCGGAAATGCAGCAAATGCCGCCAGAAATGGGTATGATTCCACCGCAATCGGCTGAAATGCCGCCCGAAATGATGAATATGCCGCCGCAGGAGCCGCAATTATGAAAGCCGCAGATTTTGTAGGAATGCTGTTTTTGGCGCGGGATGTCACGCATTCGGTGCATCTGAACACCCGCAGCTATGCAAAACACAAGGCGCTGCAAAAGTTTTACGACGGCGTGATTGATCTGGCCGACACGTTTGCGGAAGCCTATCAGGGTAAGTACGGTCTGATTGGCCCGATCTCGCTGCATTCAGCCAAAAAGACTACCAACGTGGTGGAGTTTTTGGAAGACCAGCTCGAAGAAATACACTCCGTGCGCTACAAGGTTGTCGATAAGGATTGCACCGCGATCCACAACATTATCGACGAAATTGAAGGGCTGTACATGTCAACGCTCTATAAACTGAAGTACCTTGCTTGAGGTAAAACATGGCAAATTACACCTACATCACGGCTTCGGCCAACATTAAACCAATGGCTGGCAAGCTAAAAGGTATCTTTGTCAGTTCGGCCTCTAGCACGCCGACCATCACGGTTTACGATTCGCCTGCAGCAACCACAACCACTACTATCTTGGGCACGTTTACGCCAGTCGGCGCAACGTCGTACCTGCTGCCGCTTGACGGCGCGTACGCCAAGAACGGCATTTATGTGGCGATTAGCGGAACAGTTGCTGCAACAGTAATTTACGAGTAATCTTGCTGTAAACCGAACTGACGCGGTACGTCAGGGATTCTCTAGGAATCGACAATGTCTGAAGAAACAAGCAATCAGTTAGCGGATTCACCCGCGCCAGAACAGGCACCGACGGCAGAGCCTGTAGCTGTAGAAGCAAACGCGCCGGAGAATGAACAGCCAAACGAACAGCAGACCAAGACCTTCACACAAGAAGAGCTGGATGCAATCGTAGGCAAAAGGCTTGCAAGAGAGCAAAGGAAGTGGGAACGCGAGCAGACTCGTAGAGCGCAACCAGCGCCTACAGCTGCAGAGTTGCCGCCGGTCGAGAATTTTGATTCCGTTGATGCGTATGCTGATGCACTAGCTGCGCGCAAGGCTGAAGAATTGTTGATACAGCGGGAAGTCGAACGGCAGAAAATGGATCTGCTTGATGCGTATCACGATAGGGAAGAAGAAGCGCGGACTAAGTATGACGACTTTGAACAAGTTGCTTATAACCCCAAGCTGCCAATCTCTAACGCGATGGCTGAGACGATTCAAGCGTCGGATATTGGCCCTGATATTGCGTATTATCTTGGCTCAAACCCGAAAGAAGCTGCGCGTATAGCCTCACTGAATTCGCCCATATTACAGGCCAAAGAGATTGGCAAAATTGAAGCTAAGATGGCTTCTGAGCCGGTTTTGAGAAAAACGACAAGCGCACCACCACCCATCGCGCCCATATCGGGTAGAGGCTCTGGAGCGCCGTCTTATGACACGACTGACCCACGTTCTATCAAGAACATGACTACGTCTGAGTGGATTGAGGCGGATCGCCAGCGTCAGATGAAGAAGTGGGAAGCCCAACGTAACCGCTAACTTTTTAGGAACTAAATATCATGGCAAACTCGATTCTTACTATCGATATGATCACAAGGAAAGCTTTGGAAATCCTTGAAAACAACCTGGTGATCACTCGTAACGTCAATCGTCAGTACGACGACTCTTTCGCCGTTGAAGGCGCAAAAATTGGCTCGACTCTGCGTATTCGTTTACCAGACCGCGCTCTGGTGACCGACGGCGCCGCCCTGCAAGTTCAGGACGACAACGAACAGTTCACCACCCTGACCGTGGCTTCGCAGAAGCACATCGGTGTGAACTTCACCTCCGCCGAACTCACCATGCAGTTGGATGACTTCGCAGAGCGTGTTCTGAAGCCTCGTATTTCTCAGCTGGCTTCCAGCATCGATGCAGACGTTGCTAACGCATACAAATACGTTGGTAACTCGGTCGGCACGCCTGGCACCGTACCTTCGACTTCGCTCGTTCTGCTGCAAGCCCAGCAGAAGCTGAACGAAAACGCTGCTGTGATGTCACCACGCTACGCAACTGTTAACCCAGCTGCTAACGCTGGTCTGGTTGAAGGCATGAAAGGTTTGTTCAACCCAACCGACACTATCAGCCGCCAGTTCAAGAACGGCATGATGGGCACCGGCGTGCTGGGCTTCGACGAAGTCAACATGTCTCAGTCGATCAAGCAGCACACCAACGGCGATTGGGGCACCACCATCACTGTGACTTCGACTGTCACAACTGAAGGTCAGTCCACCCTGCCAATCAGCTTTACTGGCTCGTCCAAGACATGGAATGTCGGCGACGTGTTCACTATCGCTAACGTGTTTGCTGTCAACCCACAGACCCGTGAATCGACTGGTTCGCTGCAGC